TAGCCCATCTTGTCACATCAGGAGATATTGCTAACAGCTATGTGACATTAGCTGATTCTATAGTAGGCGTCAGTAGAGTTTTGCCAATTAATTCTGGAAGCGTTAGTTCCTCAAGCGAACAAGGGTTTAATATTTTTGATATTAATTATCAAATTCGTTTAAACGATTTTTATAATCTTTTATCTTCATCATACACATATTATGTTATTGCGCGCGAACATCTAGCAACATTAGATATGATTGTAACGGGCGAACTACCGTTTACATATAATAAAAAAATAAATCAATTAAAAATATTGATGGATTGGAGCGGCAGAATTGCTGTTGGCGACTATCTAGTATTTCATTGTTATAGAGTTGTTGATCCGAATTCTTATTCAAAAGTATTTAATGATACATGGGTTAAGGATTATACCACTGCATTGTTCAAAGAACAATGGGGATCTAATTTAACAAAATATACAAATTATACATTACCAGGTGGATTAGTTGTAAATGGTGAAAAGATATACAATGATGCTGTAATTGAAGTTGCTGCGCTTGAAGAAAAACTTCGTGATGTATATGAGGCACCACCGCAAATGATGGTGGGCTAATATGCCAACTTCAGTATACTTCAACAATCAAGATGCTACAAGAGAACAATTTCTTGTTGAAGATTTAATTCTTGAATCAATAAAAAATCATGGTATCGATGTAATCTACCTACCTAGAGCATCGCAATCAACTATTGATGAACTGTTCGGCGATGATACAGTAAAATACTTCAACGAATCGTATACGATTGATGTTTATATGGAAACTTTTAATGACTTTGAAGGTAATCAAGAATTTTTTAGTAAATTTGGATTAGAAATTCAAAAAAACGCCAGAATAGCAGTAGCGCGAAGAACTTTTTCTAGATTTATTCCAAATACAACTCGAAATTCTCCGAAAGAAGGAGATCTTATATGGCTTCCTGTCCAACAAAAATTAATGGAAATTAAAAGAATCGAAGAAGAAAAAAACTTCTTTCAAGCAGGAAAAGTTACCCCATATATGTTTGGACTAACAATAGAAACATTTAAATATAATGGAGAATTATTTGACACAGGTATTTTCGAAATTGATGAAATCCAAAATAGACAATCATACGCAATAGACTTTACTGTTGCAGCAGGTGGCGTTGGTAATTTTGAAATAGGTGAACCTGTATATCAAGGCAATTCATATAGTTCCGCTTCAATAAAAGCATATGTAGCAGATTTTAATAAAGCAACAAGAATTTTACGATTAAGAAATATCAAAGGAACATTTGTTGCGAATCAACACATTAAAGGATTTAATAGTTCTGCTAGCTGGATAATGCAATCAGGTAATATTATGAATAACCAAAATGATGCAGATGATAACATTATTGTCGAAAACGAAGCAGATAATATATTAGATTGGACTGAAACAAATCCATTCGGATCATCGGATGAAACTTAATGTTATCTAACGCACATTTCTACCATAGAATTACACGCAAACTTGTTGTCGCTTTTGGCACAATGTTTAACAACATTATGCTCAAGAGATATAATAAAGAAAATACTGTAGAAATTGAAAGAATTGTTGTTCCTATGACATATATGTCAAAAGAAAAATTCTATCAACGATTAACGCAAGATCCAAATTTATCAAAGGAAGTTCAAATAAACCTACCTAGAATGACGTTTGAATTAGATTCAATCGTATACGATCCGTTGAGAAAAGTTTCTGCGTTTCAAAAATATTTTGCTCCTAAATCAAACACAGAAATAAAAACCACATACTCAACTCCATATAATTTTAATTTTTCGCTAAACATATTTGTTCGAAATACTGAAGACGGAACACAAATAATAGAGCAAATACTACCATATTTTAATCCTGATTATACATTATCAATTAATTTTGTTGATATAAGCGATCCTATTGATGTTCCTATCATATTAGAAAGCGTCAGCTATTCAGTCGAAGACGAAGGAGCAATGGAATCTCTTCGAACTATTGTTTGGACATTACAATTTACAGTTAAAGCATATCTCTTTGGTCCAATAACAAATACTGCAATAATCAGACAATCAACAGCAAATACATTCGATAGCATTTATAATGCTACTGGTAGTAGAACAATTACACTAACAAATGGAACTGGTGATTATAAACTTGGGGAATTGGTATATATTGGGCAATCAATAAAAAATATTGATGCGTCAGCATATGTTGACCAATGGAATAATGTTAGCAATACATTAATTGTGTCATCATCTAGCGGAACATTTTCAGTTAATAATGTGTTAACTGGTGCAGTGTCAAATACTGCATATAAAATATCTTCGTTTGATCTTGTGGATAAAAAGATTACCAATTTAACAGTAAGACCTAATCCATCAACGTCAAATATTAATACTGCTTTCGGATTCGATGAAACACTAGAAGAATATCCAAATATAACATGAGTAAAGTTGACGAAAATTTATCTAATATATTGAATACTGATTACATTCCTGTTGTAAGCGAGGGTAATAAAAGTGTTACTATTCATGAGCCAGACAGATCAGCTGATAATCCTGACGCTGACTATTCTCGTGCTAATTATTACAACCTTATCGAAAAGGGTAATGAGGCTTTGGACGGCATTCTTGAAGTGGCAAAAGAATCGCAGCACCCAAGAGCGTATGAAGTAGCAGCAAATATGATCAAGAATCTCTCTGATGTCACAGAGAAATTAATGATTCTTCAAAAGCAGCAGCAAGAACTTCAACCAAAAGAATCAGCAGCTCCAACTAATATCAATGTAGACAAGGCAGTATTCATTGGAAGCACTGCCGAGTTATTGCGACAACTAAAGAATGAATCAAATAGCGGCTAAACTAAAGCATTATCTTGGTAATCCCAAGCTGAAGCGAGTGAACATGGCGATGAATCTGACTGAAGATCAGGTCAGAGAATTCGTCAAGTGCGCACAAGATCCAACATACTTTATCGAAAACTATGTTAAGATTATCACACTTGATAAAGGTTTTGTTCAAATCGATCTTTATCCTTTCCAAAAACAAGTCGTCAATGACATTAATAACAATCGTCGTGTGATTGTAAAGGCAGGTCGTCAGGTTGGTAAAACTACGATTATCGTTGGATATATTCTCTGGTATATTCTATTCAATCAAGATAAGACCGTTGCTATTCTTGCTAACAAAGCCAGCACATCAAGAGAAATTCTTGCTCGCATCAAGTTGGCATATGAAGCATTGCCGATGTGGATTCAGCAAGGCGTAAAAGTTTGGAACAAGGGCGACATTGAATTGGAGAATGGATGTCGTGTTCTCGCTAACTCTACTGCCTCCAGTGCGATTCGTGGTTTCTCTATCTCGCTACTCTATCTTGACGAGTTTGCATTCGTGCCAAGTAATATTGCTGAAGAATTTTTCACGTCCGTGTATCCTACGATTTCTTCTGGTGAGACCTCTAAGATTCTTATCTCTTCAACACCAAATGGCATGAATCACTTTTATAGAATGTGGACTGAAGCGGTTGAAGGTCAAAACGGATTTACTCATGTTGAAGCAAACTGGCGACAGGTTCCAGGAAGAACTCAGCAATGGGCAGATGAACAGCGACGAGTTCTTGGTGAACAGAAGTTTATGCAAGAAATGGAATGCGAGTTCATGGGCTCATCTGGAACGTTACTCTCTGCAGCTGGTCTTAAATCTCTTGCTTTTATAAAACCATTGCATTTGACTGAGAATGGGATTAAAATTTATCAAGCACCGATTCCAGAACATACATATGTTATAGTAGCTGATACTTCTAGAGGAAGAGGATTAGATTATTCTGCATTCAGTGTAATCGATGTAACTAGTATTCCGTATCATCAAGTTTGCTCATATAAAGATAATAATATTAGTCCATTGGTTTATCCATCCATCATTAAGCGCATGGGCGAGTATTATAATCAAGCCTATGCGTTAGTGGAAATTAATGATAACGGTCAACAAATAGTAGATTCTTTATTCGAAGATTATGAATACGAAAATATTTTATCTACTGTTGACGTTAAGGGTAAAATTGCGCTGACATGGGGATATGGAAATAAGTCGCAACGTGGAATACGCACAACTAAATCTGTCAAACGTTTGGGATGTTCTCTCCTTAAAACTCTTGTAGAATCTGAAAAACTCCTCATACAAGATTTTGATACAATTTCTGAATTATCTACATTTGTAACTAAAGGTAGCAGTTATGAGGCTGAAGAAGGTAGTCATGATGATCTCGTCATGACTTTGGTGTTGTTTTCTTGGATAACAAATCAATCGTTTTTCGCAGATTTAACCAACACGAATATTAAACAAAAGCTGCATGAAGAACAAATGCGTCAAATTGAAGAGGAATCCCTGCCAAATTTTCTAGCAGGTCATGTTGATATAGATAATAATGATGGATTTGTGGAAAATGGAAGTTATTGGACCGTAGTAAAACCTTAAAATCAACGTTTTACTAAATAATTTGTAGATTCTTAATTCTCCAAAACAGGAGTAAAACCATGGCATTTTTAGTTTCTCCAGGAGTTAATACTTCTGAAATTGATTTAACAACAGCAGTTCCATCAGTTGGAACTTCGACAGGCGGAACAGTAGGAGTATTTCGTTGGGGTCCAGCGAATACTGTTGTTCAAATCAACAGCGAATCAAATCTAGTTGAAAAGTTTTTTGAACCAGACTCAAATTCTGCAGTTTCTTTCCTTTCAGCTGCAAATTTCTTAGCATACGGCAACGATTTGCGAGTAGTTCGCGTAATTAACCCAACTGCTGGCGCTAATAGTTCAAATAATGCAGTCTCAAATTCAAGCCACAATATCACTGTGGCTAACGATGATGATTATTTTAACAATAATTATTCTGCAGCAAATACACTAGTTCAATTCGCAGCAAGATATCCTGGATCTGTGGGAAATTCTCTTAAGG